TCAAGTTAGATGCATTACTACCAGATAAGACTAACTTATCTCCACTTTCCAAGACTAACTTTCCGGCAAGAAGATTTGCAGTATCATTTGCCGAGATTGGATATTGTTTTAACATTTCTGTGGTAACTGCTACTCCAACTACACTTCTTTGATGTGATAATGAAACATCATACGAAGATGCCCCAATATTTGCGACTTGAGCTAAAAGAACAACACCGGTATAACCAACAGGTGCGGTATATACTGTGGTTGGACTTGTTGATACAACTGCCGTAATTGTTTGAAATACATTAAGTGCTAATGCCATTTTTTTAATCTCCTCCTAATGCGAGTATGAATGGTGTCATCGTTGAAAATAAACTTTTGGAATAAAAAGTACCAGAAATAGTTCCAGACTGTTGATTAATCACAACACCATCACCAATACGAAAGTTTCCTGCTTGGTCTGTTGATGTGAATACAACTAGACCACCATTTCTCATATCAATTTCATTTTCTTGAATTGGAACTCCACCTTGATTAGGAAGAGCACCATTAATATTAGTTCCAGAACCAATATATTCCAAAGAATGACCTGATGCTAATACCCGACTTTGCTTAAAGAAAGGAACAGTTGAACCAAGACCAACTGCATAAGGAACATTATCATTTACCGTAATCGTACAAATACCGCCAGATATTGGTGTTGACCTTAATATAGAATAATAAGTTGGAATTAGATTTGCGGTTCCTGTTGCAGTATTAATTCCAGAGTTTGGTGATGCAAAAGTTGCTGTTGGTATTCCTGTATATCCTCTTCCGTTAGAAACCATTTCCACAGAAGTCACAGAACCATTTGTAACTTCACCTACGGCAGTTGCAGAAACTCCCCAAGGTTCACTTGGGTCACTAAAAGTAATGTCTACATTTTGTGTATAACCAGTTCCACCAGAACCAACAGTCACACCACCAACAGTATAATAAAGTTCATCAAAATACACTACCTGACCGTCATAAGGTCTTGTGGTATTTATTTTAACAGTTCCACCAGAATTATAGGTATGCGAAAGTGTAGAAACTCCAATATAAGCAGAGAAACTATTTGCGGCACCAATAGCAGCAACCTCAAAGATATATCCAAAGTTTCCAGAGGGAAAAGTAGATATTCCAGGTCCAGAAGGACAGGTAAATCCAAGTCCGGCAATTGAAACACCCATTCCCACATTAAAGTTATGATTTGTGGTCGTGGTGATTGTGATAATTCCAACAGTACTATTATAAACAGCAGTCTGTATTCCAAGTGTTGGAACATTTAAATCTAAAACAAAAGTATCACTATTTTCATCTGCGGCAGTTGTAATAATTCCGGTATATTTCTTTGGTCCAACACCATCGGCAACTAATCCATAATTACCAAATGATGAGTTAGAGTTCGTTAAATCACAAGCAGAACCAGAACCACAGAAAATCGCAATATCATCACAAATGGTAAAAATAGAAACTAACTGGGCATATCCTTCATTCGTAATTGAAACTCCAATACCACCTTGATTATATTGAGTATAAGAGTCAACAACCATTGACTTTAATGGTCCTATTGCCCTGGAACCATCAATCTTCATTCCAATACTATTTGGAATAAAGTTAGTGCAGTTCTGAACATAAGGTGACTGATTAAAATATCCAACATTTACTGGATTAAATGCAAAGATTGCCTTACCAGAATTTAATGACCCAGTAAAGGACATTTCTGCAATATAATCTCCATTTGCAACATAAAACAAATCTTCATTTGCATTCTGTGGTGATACTGATACTTCTCTTAAACTATCACCAATAATACTTACTTGTTCTGGAATTGTTATAGGGTTATTTTCTACATAAGATCCAGCACTAACTTTAATAACAGTTCCTGTTCCTGCTGTTGCGATTGCTCCTGCGATTGTTGCTTTTGCGTCTCCAAGTTTTCTTCCTGTGTTTGTATCACTTCCATCTTTCGTAACATATAAAATATTTGTAACTGTTGTACCGGCACCAAGTCTTACAACATCAGTTCCTATACCACTTCTTTCTCTTGTAGTATAAAGTTCTGCATCATAAGTATTAAGTGCTAATTCGCCTAACTGTAAATCTGCAACTACCGGTTTCTTGCCTGGTATCGCAGACCTTTTAATTCTAAAAGGAGTTGCCATTGATATTCATTCTCGGTATATACCATTAAAAACAGAACTTATATAAGTCCTTTCGTTTATTTATAAATCTTCTTCTTGAATAACAATTTGAAGTGCTTCAATAGCTCCTTGATGACGAATAAACTGTTCTTTTTTAATATTAAAATCTCTTTCAAGATCCAAAAGTTCTTGTTGTAGTTTTGATGATTTTTCAATCAAAGTATCAAGCATTTCTTGTGGTTTCATATGTATATAAAATAACTATGATTTTATTTAGGATTGTTGGTCTTGGGTCTTTTTCATAATCTCATCAAACTTTTCATTCATCCACGTTTCTTCATTTTCTTTCCATTTTCCTACAGGACAACTATCTAATGCAAATGATACTTTAGCAGGAAGAAAGCACCCACAATGTTTGCATTTAGTTTGAGTATCATCATACCATTCACAAGTTTTACAAGTTTCTAACCTTTGTGCTTGTACTTCGGCAGAAACTATAAGTCCTCCACCTTGAAGTGCATTTTTAATCAAATCAAAACTAAACTTAGCTAAGTTTTTTCCTTGTTCTGGTAAAGAAGGATATTGATTTTCAGTCATTATAACATTTTAAAGTTCGTTTTATTTATGGATTAGATTTTTGTGGCCCAAGAACATAACCACCAAGAGATGTATAATTTGTTCCATTCAATGAGTATCCTGATATTCCCCCTTGCCCAACAGGAAGAGAACCAGTAGAACCACCAGTTCCTCCAGATACATTTCCAGTAGTACCAGGGTCTCCAATGCCACCTTGACTTCCTGGATCTCCAGAAAGTCCAAAGTTTCCACCATTTCCACCATTTCCACCATATGCACCATGCCCACCATCTCCAGCATTTGTTCCACCAAGAGTATTGTCAGCACCAATCAAACCAGAAGAACCAACAGTACTGCCTTGATTATATCCTTGTCCTATTCCTCCAGCACCACCATTTCCGCCTTCTCCTCCAATTCCTCCTGTTGTACTTTCTGTAGCATATTCATTATTTGGGCAACCATTAAAACTACCACAACAATTTGCGTTGAAAACATTACAAGCAGTAATATTTCCTGAAGCACATTGATTGAAAGCTAGACTACAATTAGCTGCATTTGGAAAAGATTGACTAGCCAAATAAGTATTACTACCAGAACCACCATCACCACCTCTGCCACCTTTAGTTCCACCGCCGCCGCCACCACCACCAGCAACAACTGACCCATTATTTTCTATAGCAATCGAACCACCAGATCCAGGACCATCCGCACGAATTGCATTTCCGCCTTTGCCCCCATTTCCGCCATTTGCAGCACCGGCTGCACCAGGAGCACCTTGAATGGAACTATTATTTATTAGAGTAAAGGCGCCAACAACACCAGAAGAAATAATAAGTGCAGCAGTATTTGGATCAGTTGAACCAACTACAACTCCAGGATCAATGTATAATTTCTTTCTTACATTTCTTCCCCAATCTCCCCCAAAATAACTTGAAGCATTTACATTAGTTGTATTTGAAGTAATATGTTTTTCGATTGCTGGTTCTTCTGGTACTGTTATAGGACCACCAACAGTAACTAAGGATGCAAATGCTGTCTGTCCTTCTAAACCACCTACCGTAATCTCATAATTTTTAGTAAGATAAAGGGCTCCAGTACTAACACTTCCGCTTAGATTATTTCCAGCAAAATTATCAGTAGAACTATTCACACTTGTAGCATTACTAGAACTCCACCTCAAAGTCGTTGAACCACCATATGCAACACTATAACTATCAGCAGTTAATGATACTGTTGGTACTGGTGGTGCAGCTACATTTATCGTCACACTCGAAGTTGCAGTTTGACCTTCAAGACCACCAACAACAATCGTATAAGTTTTTGACTGTGTAAGATTACCAGTACTAACATTATTTCCGCTTAGATTACTTCCAGCAAAATTATCAGTAGAACTATTCACACTTGTAGCATTACTAGAACTCCAAGATAATGTTGTTGAACTATTATAAGCAATACTATTACTACCAGAACTTAATGATACACTTGGTGCTGGTGGTGGATTTATATTTACTGTTACCGTATTTGATGTGACTGTTGCTGGTGGAGAGTATAATGTATTTGCAGTTGCTGTAAATGTTCTAGTTCCACCACTAGCACCTCCATTTAGATTTCCAGTAGATCTACTACCACTTGCATCATTAACATTTCCAATATTAGTAATATTAATTGGACCACTAATATTTTGCGAAGTCCAACTAATCGTTGATGCTGTATTATAATCCACCGTACCTGGACTTGCACTTAAAGTAATAGTTGCAGTATAAGTTCTGGATGTAATACTCCAAGTATCACTTACAGTTGATGTAACAGGACTTGCTAAATTTGTAGTATCAGTTCCAGTTACACTAAATGTAGTAGAAACTGTTTGTGCATTTCCTCCTGCATTCATACGCAACTGTATCTGGTCTCCATTTAGAACTGAAAAATTTGCAGTTCCATAAACTCTTACAACTGCACCATCTCTTGTAACTTTAAATTGAGCGCTATTTCCACTAATACTTGCTGTTCCAATATCATTTGTTCTTGGTGTTTGTCCAGAAGGAACATTCGACATTCCACTTAAAGTTATTACATTACTTTCTACATTAGTTCTAAATGGTGGATCTACATCTGTTTGATCGGTAAAACTAAATGCATTAGGTATTCCATCTTCTGGGCGATTTCTTGTAAGAATAGTATAAGCATCACTTCGTTTTCCAACAGTTAATGATACAGTATAAGTTGTTTCATAGTCAGTTGGTGTAAATTTAATTGATATTGATTGATTGTTTTTTACATATTGTGGTGTAGAAGTATATGCACTTCCATTTACAGATATTGTAGCACCAGAACTTGGTGTTACTTTTGCTTTATAGTTAATACCAGTAATTGTAGTTGTTCTTGTGATTTCTGCATCTATTTCTACATCTGTAACATCTGCACCAATTGAAAACACATCAGGAAGTGTATCAATATTTCCTCTATAAGAATAATAAGAAACTAAACCAGTAGAACCTAAAAGTGGAGACATTTAGTATCAAGCCTTATATTGTGATTGTGATGCAATTACAGTAAATGTAGCACTAGCAGTTTTTATAATCACATAGGTATAAACATCAATACCATTTATATTTCCAGATGTTGGTGTGACTTCACCATACCATTTTGGCGTGACTGCATTTCCATCTATTGTAACTGCTGTATTATAATATGCAGTTGACCCTTGTGTAGTTAAGATTGCAACAGTAATTGACTCTCCTACTGAAAGGAATGTATTTAACGAAGTAGAAGAATTTGCACGGAAATTAAATGTAAAGTTTCCTGATGTATTTGCAGTATAAAGATAAACATTATTTGCAATTAAATCAATATTATTAGAACCAGTAAGAGCAGAAGCACTTATAGTTACACCTTCAGTCAATCCATTCGCTTTAATGGATGAAGTAATTCTATTTGCTGTAAAGTCACCAGAAGCATCACGAGCAACTATATTACTAGTACCAGTTGATGATGCATTTGTTGCAATCGTAACCGCAGTAGAACCATTATAAGAAGTTCCAGACAAATATGTTCCAAATGTTAATGTTGCAAGATTACTTCCAAGTGAAATACCAGAAATCGTAGGAGTTGCTAGATTTGCATTTGTAATACCAGCAGACCCAGAAAAATTGGTATTCGTGAGACCTGTGATAGTATTAGTAGAAGCAGCAATTGATTTATTTGTTAAAATATCTGTTGTATTTTTTGTAACTAATGTATCTGAAATTGCAACTGTCGGTAATGTTAAAATTCCTCCTGCAACAGCTTCGGAACGAAGAGTTGTAACACCAGATGTAGCACCACTAAATCCTGCCCCAATTATTGGACCAAATTTTGCAGTAGTAATACCAGTTACATTTAAATTGCTGGTAGTAGTCATACCAACAACATTTAGATTTCCAATTGATGAAATACCAATATTTAATTGACCGGCA